CGGCGTGCGCTTCTTAGCTGTCACGCGGGATGAGATACCACTCAACACTTCACGCGCAACACTTTTCTGTAGGAATCTACGGCTTGAGCTGGTTGATGCGTGTGATCTCCACCGCACCGTACTGCTCCGGAATACCAGCAAAGTCCGTGGCGATACCCAAGCCATCACCAGACTGCTCACGCTCCACCTGATACCGAATCTGATAGCTGGTCTCCTTCTTGGGCGTCACCAGTGCGTCGAGCGTGATGACACCCATGACGCCTCCAGAGAAGTGACCGTTGATGGACCAAGCCTCGGTGGTCTGATCCGTGCCGTTCCACAGCGCCATCCTTGTGTTCAACGTGTGATGGAATACGAAGGTCGCCTTGATCTTGTACTTGCCCGGCTCGAGCGTGAACGTGTTACCAGCCAGCCTCTCAACGGTCTCACCCTGATCGTAGGTGACATCGTTGATAGCCCGAGGGGTCCAATCCACCACCGTCTGATCTGCAGTGTACGACGTCTGGTCACCAGTGATGGTGGTCATGTCCGCCGTGATGGCCATTGTAGCCGACCCACCATCCTCGCCGGTGGGCAGCTCCATCGTAAGCACCGCATTACGCACCAGAAGCCCGTCAACGTCGGACCGCAGCTTGTTGATGAGCGCGTTGGATGTCTTGGGATCGTAGGCCATGGCTACCTTAGCTTCTTCTCTATCATTCGCTGCGCGTCATCCACAGAACCGACTACGCCAGCCAAGGAACCATCTGGGGAGTATACCCTGAACTTGCTCTTGGTCTTTCCCGGAAGGATGCGGTAGCCCGACATTGAGTAGGCACCGGGGATGGATGGGTCTGGGACCAGTGCGGGCATGTACCGTATATCCGCGCTGCTCTGCTGAAACCGTTGGCTGAGAGGGATGATGTTGCCCGCATCGTCGCGGGTAATGGGGTCGGCGGATTTGATCTGGGATGGGTCGAATACGCTCATCTGAGCAGGGCTGTCTCCAAACTTTGTTTTCAATGTTCCGGATGCTATCACAGCATCAAACCCTGCATCTTTCGCCTTCTGTATGGTTTCCGCATCCGTTGCTCCGGGGAACATTTCAAACAACTTGTTTGCGGCATCAGTGGCATCTTTTCCAATGATTGGATTTTTTGCCATTGCATACGCTTTCAAAACCTTGTTTCCACCAATCCGTTTTGCGTATGAAGTCGCCGAACCTTCATCAAACGCCACATAAATGCCGGGACCAAAGTTGCCAATACGGCTTGGCTTGAACTCCGTGAACTCTGCGTTGGTTCCATGATACACCGGCCCCACGTTATACCCCGCCGCTTTCGCCGCCTGATCCACGAGTTCCTGTGCCTTAGCCGTATCCCCAGCTTCCACCGCTGATAGATACTCGGCATCCGAAGGCATGAAGCGAGGCCCAGACGGTTGCGCCTGAGCCTCACCCGAGGTCACATCCCCCGCTTGTCGAACCGGCCCGAGTGCTTGCCTGCCTTCTTCTCGGCCTTGCGTGCGGTCGAGAGCGCGATTGCGATTGCCTGCTTCTGCGGTTTGCCCGACTTCATTTCGCGCCGGATATTGCTGCTGATCGTTTTCTGGCTGTAGCCTTGTTTGAGTGGCATTTGCTTTCCTTTGTGCTTGTTCTGCGGAGTCATAGATCCCGAGGAGCTTTCCTTCGGGACCATACAACCGAAACTTGTTGCCGCTGGTTAGGATCGTGAACCCTGCACCAGACTTCCACGCCTGCTCCTCGCCCACGGATCCCGCAGGCATGAAGCGATCCTTCATCTTCTTGTAGGCGCTCTCAGAGAACTTCGCCCTGAAGTCAGACGGATCCATCTGACCCATGCGGTCCAACCGGAAGCTGTGAATGAACTCGGAGCCACCCTTTTCGGCGGAGTTCATGAAGTTCCCGAAGAACTCAGCCTTGTCCGGACCAAACAGATTGCGGCTAGGAATGGCGTTTTCCTTGCGGTCGAGGTTGGTCAGGTAGGCGTTCAGTTCACCAAGGAACTCACCAACGTTGCCCCACAGGCCACCAACGGAGCCGTCAGGACGGATAGATCTTTGCAGAGATTTCCTAACCTGCGTCAGGTCGATTGCTCGGACGTAGGAGTTGTTCTCCTTGGACAACAGCAGGTTATACGGCAGGACCTCGCGGAACGTCACTCGCCTCGATGCATACTTGGTGCGCCAACGCTTAGAGGTCGGATCCTGAACCTTCTCGGTGGCCGGGTAGTACTCAACAAACAGCGACCGTCCTTCGTTGATGCTGCGATTGGTCATCTCCAGCCGCTGCTTCATCTGAGACGACACCGAAGAACCCTTGATGGCGTCCAACTGTTCCGGGCTGAGATCGCCGACCACCTCGCCGTTGATGTCGATCTTGGCTCCGGGCAGTCCGTCGATGATCTGCTTGAGCGCCGTGACGTCTCGGGTCTCACGCTGCAACAGCTCGCCGTTGGTCAGCAGCCGCACCTCTCCGGTAGGCAAACGCTCCGCGAAGCCACCACGGACCGCGTAATCAGCAGCCACTGGGTCCAGAATGGCCTTCTGGTCGATCTTGAAGGACTTCTGATAGTCCGCGTTCAGCAGGGCCTCGTCGATGTTCTCACGAGCCTTCAGAAGCCTTCGCAGGGCAGCGTCTAGTGCTGGGGAGGCGTTCTTGATCTCTGGGAACAGCACCGAGTCGGTAGGCGTGATTCCGAACGTCCGCTCGATGAGTTGACCGATCTTTGACCCAACACGGCTGGCCTCCTGAAGAAGCAGCATGTCTGTGAAGTTCTGTCGCGTAGATCCAAACCCGCGCAGGAATGCGTCTGGCTTCTGAGACGACAGGATCCGTCCAACCTGCTCCGCTGCCAGCTCCTCGCCAACGTAAACCGCACGGTCCGATGCCGTCGGGTTGTCCGCAATGACCTTGGTCCGGGTCTCCTCCGGAAGCATCATCACGTACTGATTAAACAGCTCCTCGACCTTGGCTGGAGTATATTGCCCCTCGCTGACCAGCCTCACCGTCCCGTCTGGGTTGGGCACATAGGCTCCGGTCAGAATCTCGACGAAACCCGTTACGTCGCCTTGGAACTGCTTGGTCTTGGCCAGTGCGTGCAGCAGCTCGTGACCCAGCGTGTAGATCGGGCTGTCACCCTTCACCTTGGGCATCGCGTCGACGTTGATGAGGATGCGTGGAGTGGCCGCATTCTCGTCAGGGACAACGCCACGAGCAGTGACACCAGCACGCTTCTTGAACTCGTCACCGCGCAGGATCTCGACACCAATGTCTCCGCGAGTGCCTTTGATGAGGCTCTCCAGATCCATCAGGTTGGCCGCAGTGTCAGTTCCGAACCGCTCTTGGACAGACTGGTAGGCCGCCTTCTTCTCCGGTGCCAGCGTGTCAACGTAGGTGGTCAGGTCGTTGAGTCGTGCAGCCTTGGCCTCACTTCCAGTCAGTGTTTGCAGACCACGAGCGCCAAGAGAACCAAGAGCACCAGCCACACCTCCGGATCCAATTCCGGAAGCAGCTCCTTCCTCTCCTCCAGATAGATAGCCAAGAGCACCACCAACAGCAGCGCCTTCCAGCGATCCAGCAGTTCCTGCAAGTGCAGTACGTAGTGCAGCATCTCCACCATAACGTCCAATGGTTCCGATGATCCTTTGCCGCATGTTGGCCTCTGGGATGGCACCAACAGCCTCCAAGGCACCGATACGGGTCGGCGCACGGCCCATCTGAGCACCGGCAGCTTCTAATGCTCTTCCAAAGTCTGTGGCCGTCTCGGCAATCAATGGGACAGCACCAACAAACCCGACAGCAGGACCAGCTCCAGTTGCAGCTAGAACCCCAGAAGTAGCCGCTGCACCCCGGAGAGCTTCCGGAGAAACACCGACCGCCTCGGTTACGAACTGAGAAGCTGCCTTGGAAGCCGCCTCGATTGGCCTAGACACGGCTTGGATACCTTTGCCAGTAGCTCTAACAGCCTTCCCAACAGCCTTTGCCGCAAGCGTCTCTGCACCCAACATCTGACCAATACCCGGCATGACCATAGTTGGGTCAGCGATCATTGCCACGGCTTGGACAAAGTCGGGGTTCGTTAGCTCCTTTGGAAGGTACGACAGCTCACCGCGCTCATATTTGGCCAAGTCGTTATTGAATCGACGAGCCTCGATGAATTGCTTTCTCTGGGAATCGACAGTTCCGCTGCCCGCCATCAGATCCTTCAGCGCAAATAACGCACTGTTTGGATCCTGAGATTGAGCAAGCATCCCATAGAACTGGTTAAATCCTTGACCAATTCCCTCGATGTAGTTTGCAGGGTTAAGCGCAGCACCTTCAACCACGCCAGCAGCAGCCCCACGGCCAGCAAGCCCAAGCATGTAATCTACGCCTTGAGCTATAGAATCAACGAAATCAACCTGCTTTGTCTTGGCGTAATCCTTGTAAAGTTTGAACTCGTCCGTGGTTGGCTCGTAGGTTGGATCAGCCGCAAGCCTTTCCGCAATCTCGGCACCGTTGACTGGGAACTGCTTTTCGATCTGTAGCCTAGCCTCCTCCAGAGGCACGTCATCAGCCACCTCGACTGTTCCACGACCTCCGGGGATCTCGACTGTGTAGGGCATTACTGAACGGGTTTGATTTCTTTTCCACGAGTCAATGTGTACCGACCAGAAGAGGGACCAGATTCGGTAACTCCGGAAGAACCCGGCACCCTTCTTCCAGTGATCTGCTCGTAGACTGACGTTCTGCGTTCAATCTCAGCCAACTGGTTTTCAATTGCTGCCTTGGCAACAGAAGGACGCACGCCGACTCCAAGCGGTATGAGGTATTTCTTTGCAGCAGCAACTTCGCCTTCACGCGCAACTGACCCCGGATCAACAATCTTCGCATACATGATGGCAACCTTGTATGGGATTGAATCGAGAAGGACAGACCCCTTGGGATCAAGGAACTCGGATGTCCCGTATTTGTCGATGGCGTTGTTAAGCTCGGCGAGAGATGTCCTATACTCAGACACGTTGGACATGAACGCCTTGTCTGCTTCTGTAAGAGGCTGGTTGGGTTGTTTGACAGGTGGAATGATGTCCACCTTCCCGTCAGCTCTAATCACTGTGATGCCTTCAGGAGTTACAGAAGACTCGACCTGTATTGGCCTCTTTGTTCCTGCCATCTCCAGCACCTTGTCAATGGAAGCAAAAGCCTCCGGAGCCATGCCCTTGGTGCGAGCAAAGTCTACAAGTTGCCTCCTCAAATCTTCGTAAGGCACCTGCTGCTGTGACTGCACTGTCCGTGTCCTAGTTTCAAAAGCAGGAGCAACTGGTGCAGCTTTAGCCTGCTGACTAACAGCCGCAGGTTTCCCAACAGTTTCAATCTGTGCTCTGAGCTGTTGAGCCTTTGCTCGATCTTCTGATGCCTTTTGACGAAGTTGAGATGTGACTGAAAAAACCTCCTCTGACTGCCTTCTAAATTGTTCTTGAGCAACTTCCTGCTCCAAAGGAGTTGGAGTCCTTGTTTGTCCCTGTAGTGATGGAATCCTGATTCCAGTTCCAGAACCGGCCATCGAAGCGCCTAGCGCCGTCTGTGAATACGGAGCCTGAGTGGCATTGAGCGCAGCCTGTTGTTGCTTAAGCTGGTTTTCACGAGTTATTGCCTCACGCTCATTAAGGACTGCAAGATTTTCAAGAGAATCAGCTTCTTGCTTGAGGGCCAACCTTTGCTTTGCAACCTCCTCAATTGTTGGTTGAGGTGCTTGCGCCTTAGTTGTTGCTGGAACCTGTCCAACAGGAGGAGGAACAGGAACTTGATAAGCCTCTTGGACATCGACTCTGCGCGTGGTCGGAAGCCCCATGGCTTGTTTCGTCAGTTCGTCGATTTGACCCCTTGTAGCAGCTTCGCGACGAGCCTTATCAAGTTCGATTTGACCAAGCTCACGTTTCATCTCCTGCTCCCCGCGCTGCTGGTACTGCTGGAGCACCATTGCCATGTCGCCGATTGCGGCCTTCTTCTTGGCCACGCTCATGTCCCCGAACTTCTCTCCTAGACCAACCATCCGGTTGAGCATGGAGCGATCCGTCTCAGCCTTCTTGCTGAACCTCTGAAGGTCAGCCTCGGTGACGCCTTGAGGCAACTGCCCCGTCTCGTAGTAGTTCTGGAGAGCCTGATAGCTAGGATCACTAGCCAGAGCCTGCTGCGCCATGCCACTCAACGTCTCAAAGGTCTGCGTAGCGGCCTCGTTTTCGGCCTTGTTTGTCTGATAGCGCTGGATCGCCTGACCAATCCCAGCGCCAAGCTGTGCAATGCCAGCGGCTAGATACCGTCCCGGTGCCGTGGCCGTCTCCATGTAGCCGGGTGGGAGCACCGGCTGACGCGTTCCAGTGTATTGCGTGGAGTATCCGTATTCGGCCATATGTTAGTCCTCGTGCTGAGAATGGTACGCTGCTTCCCGCAGCTTCAATGAAATTGCCCTCATGTTGGCCCAGCCGCCGACAATCCAAGCCACGGCTAGGATCATGTCGTTGCCGCACTGCCGGATCACGTCAGCCACACGCTGCTTCCACGGCTCGTCCGATGTCTCCCAAGCCACGCTGTCCGCGTATGTGTTGGTGATTGAGGCTATCACCGGCTGGAGACGCCAAGCGTTCTGGAGGTAAAACGGAGTCGAATACAAGGCGTTGGCGCACATGAGAACCCGCAACAGGTTCTCTGGGTTGTAGGCGGTGTCCCCGTCGATGAGATCGTCAATCTGGTGGCAGTAGCCGTGGAACGCGATGACAAATGCCAAGGCGTCTTGATTGCCCATGCAGGCGTCGCTGTAGATGGAGACAATCTCCTTCATGCGTGCTGCTCGTAAAACTCATTCTGCATTGCGCGAGAAGCCCTTAACAACTTCGGATCTGAGAGCAGCTTCCGATGCATGTCTTGGAACCCCGGCATCGACTTCTCAACGATGTCCGACCAAGTGCCAGCGTGAATGTGGCTATAAGTTAAAAGCGTATCTGAGCAGAATTGTTTTCCGCCGATGGAATTAAACAGCAACGAACAAGTATCGTAAAACCTAGTTCCATTGGCGGTTGGAATTACGACAGCTTTGAACAAATCAATATGCGGAGTGAATTGAGTCACCCCTATTTTAGACTTCCACTTGCTGATCTCACATCTAAGCAACAACGGGTGAATGCATAGCAAAGACGTGTGGAATCGAGGCTCTGTCTTGCATTTTGCCACCGGACATTTGAAAGCAGGAACATAGTCTCCAGCCAGCGCATCTTCCAGATACTGCTCATACGGAAACCTTGAGAAGAAAACCAAATCAGGATCGGCTATTACAAATGGATCCTCCTCGGACATCACTAGGTTCCTGATCCAATCACCATGCACCATTTGCTCGGATCGGAACTTAACATCCGCATCGAGACTAGATAGATAACTGTTGAAGTTGTGGTCACCCTGAACATCCACATGCACATCCGCATCTGGGAAACCAGTTCGGATGGAATCAAACGTCAGCGTGGACGTCTGATACGGCGCATTCTTGCGTATGGTGCAAAGTATGAAGACTTTCATGCTGGAACAAAGTCCACCGCAGCACTGCTAGGTTTACCACGCCAAATCTCTAGGTTGGAAAACACCGAGAAGCTGTGGATCTTGGCCCCATGCACGGATCCAGCAGGCACATGGCGCGTCCATCCTGCGTTTCTCGTGCAGAGCGTCCGGCGCTTAGATCCAAGCATCCACTCAACGTTTCCAAGCCAATGCGTTATCCGTGAATCGCACTTCTCGTGACTGTGGAGCGGGATCACCTCTCCTCTTGGGCAGCACCAAACCTCAAGCTGCCAGTTGAACAACCGAAACAGCTTTATTCCTACGCATCTCTGAAACCTCACGATCACAATCCAGAACCAAGCCACTTAGCGCTTGTTGCGATTTTGGATCCAGTGTACTTCGATCCGCTTTCGACACCTGAAATCAATTCGTTACGAAGATCGCTTTTGAGTTGGTCTCGTTGATTGAGCAACCCACCAAACTCACCAACGATTCCACGTCCCATTTCTGGATCCAGACCCAGCTTCCTGATGTCATCGTCGGTCATTCCTTGCTCCTTAAGGAATTGAACCTGACCGTATTGCCGATCCAACCCCTGAGCGTACCTAGCAAAACCAGATGAACCTTTGCCACCATATATCATTGGTGGTTGATACTGCTGTTGTGGTGCAGCATATCTTGCCATCGCGTTTCCAATCGGCTGCGAATATCCGTAGTTCATAGCGATCCAGCCGCTCCAATCCCGGCAGCGTACAAGGCGGTGGTGTTAGCGGCTGATGCAGTCTTCGCGGCAAGCTGCTGCTGCACGTTCCCGCCATAGATGTCGCCGGCATATTGTGACTCAGGATTGAAGAGCATTCCAGGCCCCATCTGCTGACCCTGACCGAATGCCGTCGGGAGCATCCCAAACGCCTGCGAGGGACGTCCAAGGACCTGCTGGAACACGTCACCGTAGACGCCACGTTCAGCCGCCAGAGCGCCCATTGCCTGTTGCTGTCGCTGTTGCTGGAGCCCGGCGCCCATCATCTGGGATCGGACGGCTTCCTCGACAACGCCACGAGGACTTTCGGCAAGACCGCGAGCCGCCATGGCGGATCGAGACTGCTGTTGCGCCAGGCGTTGCTGTTCGGGCGTCAGACGCGTTCCGGCGGCCAGAGCCGACTGGGCCTGAGACGTCAGTGTGTCGGCCAATCGAGCCGCTTCCGGAGATGCCGCCTGGATGGCAGCACGAGCGCGTGGCCCGAGCTTCTCGATATCGGCGATGTCACCGGCCCTGGAGATGCCGCGGGTCTGGACCTCGGTCTGGGCAAGTTGCGGGGCGATCTCGCCATAGATCGACGCCAACTCCGGCGCCAACTGACGCGCAATCTGTGCATTGAGCGCAGCGTATTTTGGAGCAAATTCAGCTTCTGCGGCATACTTTTGCGGCGCTAGATCAATCTGCGCCTGCAACGTGTCTTTTGTCTCTTTGGCGTAATCTCTCGGAGGTGGTGCGTTGATGTCAGTTGCCATAAAGTTTCTCTCCCATCTTGTAGATGTCCAAGGCTTGTCGGAATCTTCTTATCTTACCATGACGAACTCCAAAAGCTGGCAAAGTTGCCGCATCGGATCGTCTGGTGAACATTTCCGCGAATGCCGCCATGATCGCAGTAGGCGTATCGCCTGCGATCTGATCCCAGAACCAATAGCGACCATGTTTGGTTGGTTCCTGCCATTGGAATGCCTCCACCTGCATCTCCTCCGTAGGCCAACCGATCACGATAGCCTTAATTTTTCCGTGGTCGTCCACGGCGGCGACGAGCTGGTTCCTCTCGATCTGCCACATCACATAGTCCTCCAGAGCTTCCATGGTCCACCCCTTGAAGCTGTTGGGGAGCTTCTGCAATAGGTACTGGACTAGTTTCTGAAGCATTAGTGATTACTTGTGGCGAAGGTTTAAAGCGAAGGACGCGGATTCGCATACAAATCACCAAAGAGACAAAACAAATCCTGTAAAAAACACGTTGTTATTGATGCCTGCATTTGGACTAACCGTTTGAAGCCTAAAATAAACCACAGAAGGCGATCCTGTGACAGAGATTGAACCAGTTGTTCTAATATGCGTGTTTATAGCTCCACGCATATCAAATCCAGAATCAACATCATACCAAGTTCCAGAAGTGCTTGTTGCCCATTGAAGTTTGAATCCAGAAAACGATGCAGCACTTAAAGCGGCAGAAAGAGTAAAACTTACAGAATAATTTGAAGGAATAAAATCAGTGCTAAAAATTGAGTACGCTTCCTCAAACATGCACGGAAAACACCAAAGACCAATTCTGGAATCTGGTCTTCCGGTTCCAGTGTAATACAAAGTTGTGTATTTATAAAATCCACTTAAAGCCGCTGCGCCATCCAGCATAACGTCAAACCGTTTTCCGTTTGCTGTTAAAGTGGATCCGTTAAAAGCCAACCCAGCACCAATAGAAATAGCCGTCGGAGCCGCAGCAGATCCGGTAGCATTACCAATCAAAGACGTGGCAGCAACATTCTGGATCTTCGCATAGGTGACGCCGCCATTGGCGATCTGGACATTTGTTCCGCTGGTCTCCAATCCACCTGCCGGAGTCAGACCCAGCATGTTCTTCACCTCGGTCGTCGTCAGGTCAATCGGAGCCGCAGTGGATCCTGTGTTGTTGCCCTTGATCGTGTTGCTTGCCATCGTCGCCATCTTGGAATTGCTGACGGCAAAGTCCGCAAGCTGAGTGTTTCCGACTGAACCGGCACTTAGCGACAACGATCCCCCATCCACGGTGCCAACCACATCTACCGATGGAGTACCAAGCAAGTTTAGCGTGTTGGCATCGATTGTCGTGCTGTTGGTTATGGTTGTACCCGGAGTAACTGTGACGAAGAGAGGCATATTTTATACGTCGTTTTTTCCGTAGAGTCTGAAAGGAATGCCAACCACTTTGACGTTGGCCACGATTAGTGAGCCTCGGTCTGTGGTGAGAATGGGTTGTGCTGCGCTTGCGTGGCCCTTTAAGCGGGCCTTGTGTGCGTATGACTGGTGCAGGCCAGCTCGAAATCCATTGGCCCCGGTACGAAGCACCGGAAGCGTCGAGTAGTCCTCACGATAGGCTAACAAGAAGTCGTCGTTTACGTTGGTCGTGTTGTATACGCTGTATCCGTACTTGTAATAGACCGTGCGATCCTTGGTCGCACTTGTAGCGACATTGGAACCCTCAGATACACCATCGAAATCAATCGAAAGATCGTAGCGCGTGTTCCAGTTCCGAAGTTCAAGATGAAGATCTGTCCACTGCTTGTGCTCCACGGCATCTGCAGTATACCCGCGAAACTCAACTCGGGTCTCGATCTGATACGCCGTGCCGGTATGAGTCTTGTCAAACAAGGCGTCCTTGTCGAAGTTGTGGATAAAACCGCTCTCGTCAGCAAACACAAGACGCTCAGTTCCAGAGACGATCACGCGCTCGAAGAACTTCGGGTTCAACAACTGACCCTCCCAAAAACCTTCCCAAGCCTGATTGATGAAGTTGTAGACCAGCACCCTGTCGTTGGTGCCGTCTCCGCCTTCTGTGGGGTGTGCGAGCAGGTATCTGTTGTCGAAGTACGCCGCGCACGCCTTCTCCCAATTGTTCTCGTCGATCTCATCGACTAGATTCTGAATCATGTCCGAAAGAGGCATGATTATGCTCTGAGCGATTCCAAACTCGGTCTGCTTCAGTGACACCACACCGCGCTGGCTGAGGAAGATCAGATCAGATCCAGTATTTACAACGCTGTTTGGGGCAACACATCCGAACTCACGCGTTACCTCAGTCAAACGGACAGCACTCAGATCGCCGTAAAGATTCTCGACAGCAAGTACTGAACGTTGCTTCAGAATTACCAGAGTTGTGCTGTTAAAGGCACAAATTGACACCACGCGGTCATTGGTTCCGGTGTTTAACTTGAAGTCGTTTATAACTCGTGCGTAGTGCAACGGATCCAGCACATCGGAAACGGCCAAGAAGTCGTTTCCGTAGATCATCAGCAAACGGTTCTGGAAATAGATACCCTCACGGCCAGCAGGGATGTTGGCTCCAGACGCAGAAGACTTTGCAATCGTCCCAGTTCCGCTGCTTGTGATGTCCACCAGTGTGGTAGGCATCGAGATCGTTACCGTAGGAGCCGATGAATAGCTGCCCGGGTTGGCTACATTGACTTGAGTGACTTTACCTTCGCTGATCGTAGCCGTTGCGGTTGCAACACCACCAGAAAACGTAATGTCAGGAGCAGTCAGATATCCTTTGCCCTGATTGAGCACCGTGACCGTCGCTATGCCGGTCGGTGGCGTTCCAGATGCCAAATTAGCCTGAGCGGTTGCCCGCTGCGCGTCGTTGAGTGAGTCGGTTTCTTCGGTCGTGCCTTGGAACAGCCGAAGCGTGTTGGCGTCCACTGGGAAGACGTAATAGATGCCGTCCAAATGCACAGCACTCGGACCATCTACGGTGCAGTTTGTGATGGTTACCTGATCCCCGGGGACAAAATTGTGGTTGGGAACGGTGACCGTATCTGTTACTGGATCAGCGGCCACAATGGACTGAGAAGCTGGCACCCTTCCAAATCCATTATCCAACGCCAAAACCTCTTCTCCGCCAGAATATCCAGACTGCATGATGAGCGGCAGGCCGTCGTTCTGGTAGGATTCCAACCCCTGCGTTATGTCGTAGCTGGTGGTGTTGTTCTGAAGCTCTAAATAAAACCCGTTCGCGGAAGTAAGACCCGAAACAAGGTCAATCTTGTTGAGTCCAGCACGAGCACTTGGCTCGTTGAGGTGCAACGTGACGTTGGAACCTACAACATTGATCCAGACGCCAAATCCTTGGCCTGTAGAAACGGACCCAACCCAAAGCGGCTTCGGAGTTCCAACCTGACCGATGACGACCCGATCTCCGGTCTGAAGATCAGGTATGACGTTGAGCGTTATGGTGTCGGTCGTCCCATTTACGTCTGTCCCGTTAAAGTAATACCGAGCCGGTCCCGGCCTGAGCATCACCACAGAATCGCCGCACTGAATCAGCCGGACATCATCATAGAAGTCGTGGCCATTCATCGGAACCTCTAGGTGCGACTGATTAGGCCGCAACAAGTAGACCCTGCCTCGTCCACCATCTGACCTAGCCACGTTGCTGGCCACCATCAGGGACTGTGTTCCGGTCGTCTTGTCCCGATACTTCAGAATCGCAACAATGTCCGAGATTGCTGTCGTCGATGAGTAGTACTGGAATGTCTGCGGATTCGGATTTGTGAACGAGTACGCAGTCGTGCTCATCACCGCGTTGCTGTTGTCGGCAGCCTTAGACAACACACGCGTTCCGTTCTTGAAAATCAACTGATTAGCAGCTTGGTTGCAGCTAACCACAGTGTTTACCGGAACCTGACTTAGCCCACTTGCGGTATTAACGGTTGAGCTGTTCGGCACCACGTCGGCCGTGAACGAACTAGTGTTCCAGATCCCACCCCACTTTGGACGAACAATACCCCAGCGATTCTTGATGTTCTTGTCCTCGAACCTTCGATTGATCGCAAGAGAGACATAACCCGGAGGCAACAAGTCGGCATTGAGACGAGAGTTCATTCCAATGAACCCGTCATCCTGACCAACTAGTTGCGGGATGTCTGGCATTAGCGTGTGGGAACAACGATCTGACGCGTCACCATCTCTTGTCGAGCCACCTTGTCGATCTCATCGCTCAACGCAGCCTCGCCCAACTGAAGGAACTCATTCCCTAGGTCAACCTTGCCGTCCACCCTAAGCATTTGACCAGCCGCTCGATAGGCACAGATCTCCGAGAACCGATACGGAATTGTCGTAGGATCAACCAGATATACCGGAGGCAGTAGTCGAGCCTCGATCCAAGCATATGCGATCTGATCCAATACGATCATTCCAGACTCACCAAAGTTGTAGCGGACGTTGCGCGTCTGTACCGGCTGCGCTCTGGGATCGTTCTGATAGACGGCAAAGATCTCGCCAAGTTCTTGGGAACGAGTGGTTCCATCTGGGTTGTTCTGCTGCGAAACGATGCGGAAGAATGGGTTCAAAACACCCCAGAATGAAGTGTTTGTTGGAACCGTGCCAACAGCAGGCACAGAAATGCACTGATAGTACTGCTGAGTGACTGGATACAGAACAATCTGTCCGGTCGTGTAAGCCACGTTGGCATCCCAAGAGCCGCCGCTTGCGTTGCCATAGTCCGGCAATGCCTCAGCCCAATAGCCGCTGTTCAACGTGCCATTAGGGCCTCCAGTCGTTGGATCGTTTCCAGTGCTGCCAGCGACATTGACGCACTGATAGTATAGCTCCTCGGTCGGGAAATAGACGACATCACCAACCGAGTAGGCGGTGGCTGCGGAATAGTCAGGAGCGAAGAACTCCTGCTGCACAACGAGTTGTTCCGGCCAATCAAACGCTTCCCAAGCCTGCCTGATCGCCGTGCCGATAAAAGTGCGGAAGAAGTTGGCTTCCTCAGTGGTGGGCGGATACGTCCGGCCTGTCATTTCGCAGGCTTTTCTCAGGACGTAGGAGTAGGTAACGGTCTTGGCCATAGATCACCACGCTTTGCATGCCCAATACTTAGCCGACAGCTTGGTTCCGGGATTGTCGCATCCATGACGAGCGCGGAAGGAGGCTCGACGCTCTGGGATGTGCTTCTTGATCGTCATGTTCGAATCCCCGAATCGCACCAGACGAACTTGATCTCCCTCCTTGGCCAAGACGGCAAACTTCTTGGACTCACCGGGAGTCCTCTTTGGCTTATTGTAGCCGGCGAAGCGTTGGCCTTTGTAGTTAATCACGTCAGTCCTTCGGGAGCGCATACCACCCTGCAGGTAGCACCACGCGGTTGTAGGATCTGACGCTCTGACCCTTCGAGTCGAGCACCCAGACCCGAACTTTCACATCCTCGGCCAATCTTACCGGCTCACCGCTTGGGACCAGTATCACTCGCGTCGCGCATCCGCTGCTCATGCTGGCGAATACGATCCAGCAGCTTGTCACGCAGGCCCGGATCACGCTTGGCGTCTTCACTGGTCTGGTCCTTTCGCAGTAGGTACTCAATGAACTTGAGCACCGCCAAGACCAACTGCTCAATCACGGAGCCGGAGGAGTCGCGGCCTTCTTCTTGGACCACACGCCCCAAGCCGCAGCAACGAGCGTAATGACCGCGCCGACGACTTCAGGGAGCTGGTCAGCACTCACAAGACCCTTGGCGACTAGAAAGCCACCAGCAGCGCTTAGAACGTGACGGATGAGGGATTTGATCGAGTCATTCATTGGAGTCCTTGTTCTCTTTGAGTTTCTTCCGCACCCACTTGTAGAAGGCCATCACCGCGAAGAACGCACCCACCGCAGCCGTGACAAACTGCAGTATCGTGGTGAGCGTCGGAAGCAGTGAAATGATGGTCATCACACCCGCAGCGGCCAATAGTCCACCGGGGCCATTGTGAGCTGTGGCGTCCATCTTAGTACTTGCGATTGTACGCAATGAAGGTGCCAGCGGAGGCAGCCACCGAGGTGAATACCCCGGGGATCTCGGTACCAGCAGCGATGGACACGCCGGTCGGGAAGTTGGTGATGTTACCAGAGACCGCGCTGAACGTGCAGGCAGTCACGCACTGGATGCGCTGGAAGTTTCCGGTAACGGCTGCCGTGCTAGTATTTGCAACGCCGCCGTACTCACCGGCAAGCTGACGATTGGCTCCTACATTCATGATGTTTAGCTGTTAGAGTTCCAAGGCAGAGGCGGAACGATGATCGGAGGATTGATCTGATTCTGGATCTGCTGATTCACGCTGGCCTCGGTAGCCGCCTTGTCGATACCAGAGTCCCAAACCCACTGAAGCACCTCTGCCTGCGTCAGGTTGCTGTACGGGATGAACTGCGATGGATCCGGGGCAACGAAGCTGGCCGTGCCGTAGCAGGTGCCACTGTACGTCTTGCCACCACTAACTTCCTCGCCATTGCAACGCCACGCAGCGGTGACGACAACGTCGGTGAGAGTTCCTTCGCTGGGTTTAACCCAGAGTTGTTCGATGATCCATGTAATCATTGGACTTCTTTCTGTTCTTTGTTGAGTGACTCCTCCTTGGCAGCAGCCGCAGAGACAAGATCTGTGAAGAAGACGCCAGCACGAGCTGCTTGGATACCGCCAGCTTTGACGGCCACGTCGATGAGGTTGATGAGGACTTGAGCTTGTTCCTTGGTGATTTCGATCGTCATAGGAGCGCGATGGTAGCTAGAGAGTGAGCGGGGGCAAGGTTAGTTCCAGAGTTCGAGGCTGATGTCTTTGACGGCAATTGTTTGATCGTATGCCGTGTTGTTGTAGAAAAGAAATCTGACGTAATATGGAGCTGATCCGCTGAGTGATATGGTTCCGAATCCAGTTCGCATCACGTCAGCACTTGCGTCATAAGACGAATATACAACATCTGTGTTGGTAACTGTTGTGAACGACGATGATGTTGAGAACTGAGCCCTTACTCCAGTGTTGTTCTGACATACTCCATACTGCCAGAATGATAGACGATACGCTGTCGGCTTTAGACCTATAACAAACCTCCTTACAGCACCAACTGGAACAGCAACACCCGGATTGTTTGAGTTCGCCGCAATGGTTTCGCTCCAACCTTCAGAGGCTGTGACGAACATGATCCTTCCAACATCAGTGGAAACACCAGCATCACTGATTATTTCTGACGTGGTCCTAGATTTCACTGTGTTCCCGTCTAAAACGAGAACCTTGGTGTTCTTGGAGCTTGTTCCGTAAGTTGCTACGTTGAGGAAGTCCATTAGCCGATGACGGTGACGACGTAATTCGCAGCAGTGATGGCCGCAGCGAATGTGACGGTTGCAGTGGTGGTACTAGGCATGGATACATCAGCGAACACAACAACGTCGTCGGTGGTGCGGCGGACGCTGACAGTGATATCCTTGCTGCCCATGTTGTGAGTGATCGTATAGGCGTTTCCAGAGACAGTCACGCTTCCATCGTTCAGCGCCACAGTGTACTTCCTGCTCAACTGCTGGAACGCGCTGTTGTTGTGGTACTGGAGGGTGTTGCTGGTGCTGTTGTAGTACAGGTCACCCACCGCACCTGTGGGAGCGGAGTTGAGGCCGGTGAGGTTGAGCTGGCCGGTGGTTTTGATTCGGAGACATTCACCTCCAGAGCCGGCGGTAAACTTGATTACAGAACCATCGGAAACAAGGTTCAGCGCCGCGTTGGCATAAAAAGCGACCTCGTTGGCCCCTATGCCGCGGTAGTTGTATGAGCTTCCTGTAGAACCAAAAATTGCAACCCTTGTTGAGTCCGTGATCCGAATGCCGTCTAGCTGTGTCGCCGTTGGTGCAATCTGAATCTGAGTCTTGTTGGCCGGAGTAGCAGTCCCAATCCCAACATTCCTGCTGCTATCAATGTAGATGGCATCACTCCCGCCCACCGCCAGCGCGAGGGTGTCGGAGTTGGTCGGCCAGTAGATTCCGGTATCAGTGTTTGCTCCGAGAGTGATGGCTGGAGCACTAGTGGTTCCGTTGATACCAACTTGAATCTGTCCACCGTTCGCAATCGCCAGCCTCGTGGTGCTGTCCTCCCAAATCTCGAACGAGGTCGTGCCGCTGCGATAACCAGTTGCCCAGCTCTTAGCGCCGACCTCGGAGATGAACCTTGGGAATGTACCAGCAGTGCCTGCGGCCTTGATGTTTCCGGAGGCATGGATGCGCTCTCCGACAGTGGTGACCCCCACGCCCAGATTCCCCGAGGCGTCGAGGGTCATCTTAGCCGTGTTGAAGTCGGTGACAGTGGCTCCAGCGGAACCGGAAGCAGCCGAGCACCAAGAGTGGACTCCCGCGTCCTGCCGATAAACCGTAGCGACTCCGGTGTTGGTGTATTTCCACCCACCGTTGTAGTACGCATTCGCCAGAGCGTTGAACTGATAGACACCAGCGATGTGACCGTAAGGCGTCTGAAGCGTCGGCGTGTTTGCGGTGGATGGCGTCACCCCTAGGCCGAGGTTGCCGGAGGAGTCCAGCGACATTTTCAACGATCCGCTGGTGTACCAATCTGTTGCTCCAGTTGATGCAACATTCAGTGCAATCTGGGATCCAGCCTCGTTGTAGAGTCTAAATCTGTCAGACAGGATCCGAACATCACCAACCGATGGACCACTACGAATCGTACCATATCCCAGATTGAGAATTGATGTATTGCCGGAAATCTTGACCGTCCTAGTTCCGGTTGAATCGCCAACTTCCAAGTCAACACTCGGCGACGCCGTCCCGATGCCGAGGCGGCCAGAGGAGTCGATGCGTAGGCGTTCAACGTTCGCAGTGCTGAATGCAATCGTATTGTCGGCTGCGCGATACATTGCCGCATCTGCCGTTGGTGTTGCGACATTTGCGCGTCCGATCCACGCATTGCTTCCAATATCTCCAGCGACAGACAAAGTTAAATTAGGCGACGCCGTCCCGATGCCAAGCCTGCTGTTTCCGTTGTCCCAGAACAGGTTCGAGGAGAAGCCGATCGCGCTAGTGCTTGATGCAAACGGAATCTGACCAGCGGTGTAGGCACTCGACTGAGCGAAGTGGAAGACGCCACCCGACAGCACCATGCCGTTGCCGGCGGTGTACGAACCGGCTTGGCTGAACTTCGTCCAAGTAACCGCAGTAGTTCCAAGAGTGCCGCCAGCGTTGGCCGTGCAAACCCATCCAGAATCGGCGTTCGCAGTTCCTTCTTCGACGAACGTAAACGCACCGACCAACTCTTCCCAAGTGTCCGCGTCCGATGCGCGAGTCATGGCAGACCCAGTGCCATTCCAGACATAGATGCCGTTCTCCGCCTGAGCAGACTGATCCTTCACTAGGATCCGAGTCGTTCCGCTGGTGAACGTCGCCGAACTCACCCCGTCGATTGTGATCGAGCCGGGAGCACTGAGCGTGATGTTTACAGTGGAAGCAACTTTGCAGCTTCCCTTCACGTCCAACCCCTGAGCCACGGAATCAACATATCCCTTGGTGGCCAGCGTTGATCCAGCAGATCCAGAAGTGACGTTGCCGCTGTTGATGATGTTGAACCCAGCAATATCCAGATCCGCAGTAAGAGCGCCGAAACCGCTCAGTGGAATGGATGACTTAGCCGTGGCTACAGGGTTGTTGCTCGCATTTCCGACATAGAACTGACCATTGGCCAGCGCCAGACGAGCCAAAGGCAGCAGACCGCTAGTAATGTTCGCAGCGTTGGTCGTGTCAGTTGTCGCGGACGCGGCTAGACCCGAGACAGATCCGGAAGGAATCGAAGCAGACCACTTCGGCTTCGTGTTGGTGCCATCATAGGTGAGGATGTATCCATCCGTTCCAACGCCCAGCTTTGCAGTCGTAGCAAGACCGCTCTGGTAAAGCAACTGACCAGCAGCACCACCACTGACATTGGTCGCCGTAGATGCGTTTCCGGAGAGGCTGGCCGTGATGGTTCCTGCTGAGAAATTACCTGATCCATCACGCGCAACCACCTTGCTGGCCGTGTTCGCGTCAGTGGCATCTACAGCAAATGTGCGAGCTGTAGAGCCGTCGAATGTGCCGCCAGAAGTAAGATAGGTGCCAGCAGTTAGAGCGTTGGCCACTTTGTCAGCGGTCGTGGCCGTTGTAGCCGATCCGACGGCGAGTGAAGACTGGTTAACCCAAGCAGGAACACCGGAAGCAACAGACAGTACCTGACCAGCAGTTCCAATTCCGAGGAAGGTCGTGTCACTAGCGCCCTGCTGATACGGCAGACTGCCAGCAGCGCCACCGGAAAGATCCGCAGCGACAACCGTCGTGGAGGAACTGTCGAGGAGGGTGCGGACATTGGATCCATCCCACCACTTGAGAACTCGGGCAGAGGCTGAACCAGTCGTGTCGGTCCAGAAGTATCCGATGTCGCCACCAGATGACAGCGTCGGGTTCCCGGTGCCGATGTTATAGACCTTGAAGTCTTGAACCTCGTTCTTGTTGAGCGTGATGGAGTTTAGAAACGGAACTGCCATAGTGTCTTAGAAGTTGAGGTAAGCGATTCCGGTACAAGCACCGGGGAAGTGGACGTTTACAGTGTTTGCGGACGGATATTCGACCTCAGCCCAACCAGCGCGGTTGAGGATCTGATCTATTACCCAAACAGTCGGGTAAGCATTGAGGTTGTGGTTAATCACCCAAGGGTTGGCACTGACCGACTGCGTGTGCGTGTAGGTCGTCGCCCCGATGGTGCTGCGCTGCTGGGTAGCCGTGGCGTCGTCGAGGATGGCCTTGCCCTGCGGCGTGATGTCGCCACCCAGCTTGGTCGTGTTGACCACACCGGGCTGGATTGTGGTCGAGTTGCTGTTGGCTGAAGCCGCGACGTCACCGGTCAGAGCCGCACGCTCGAAGCTGACCTGACCAGCCGTTGCCCAGTTTGCGACTACCGTGGTCGAGTTCCCAACAACTCGCTCCAGCGTAAGAGTCCCATTGGCGGACTTGACCAGATACTCGGCATTGACCGGAGCGCCCGCCGCAGAAACGAGATTGTACAGATCATCGAAGTTGTCGTTGCACTTGATGAACGCATCCCGCAGCGGATCGCCTGTACCGTCATTCGGTACTATTCCGACATCAATGTCCTGCTGTGCCATACGTCTTGGTGAACCTCTTGTTGCCGGAGGAATAACCAACCTGCAACTTTGTTCCCCCACATTTCACACGCACCTCCGGGTTGTCGCGCTCCACCTCCCGCAAGAACTGCGAATCACGCCAGCATTCGTAGCCGAGTTTGGCTCCCCAATGATGGTAAAGCGTCGGGTCAATCCGCATGCGAAGGCGTCCGATGCCGTCGATTGATCGCAGGTCTGTCTGGCTGTCCTTGGCGATGCGCTTCTGATGCACCTCCGCATCTACCAGCTCCTTGTGATAGCCGGTGGCCAATTCCTTCACCACTTCCTGCCTGAGATTAGCCGGAAGTCCTTCGAGTACGTTGTCTAGTATAGGTTGTTGCTTCATAGGATAGAAAAAAGGGGAGCACCCACCCGTTGGCAGATGCTCCCCGTTGCGTTTAGCGATTACGAGGCACCAGCGAACATGCCGAACCCAGCGGGGTTCTTCACAACCAGACCAGCGATGGCCTGAACCAAACGGATCGGGCCGCCGCCAGCGTCAGGGAGATCCTTGACCTCGGGCAGCTTGGCATAGCGGATTTCCACCATGTCCATCGGGATGACGTATCCACGGTAGGCTTCAGCCGACAGAGCCGCGCTGTTCTTGCCACCGATGAAGGTGGTGGGGTGCAGCACGAGGCGACCGAAGTCACCCTCAAACACGTCGATGGACGAGGAAAAGGTGCTGCTGGACAGCTCCGAATTGAACGTGCGAACCGTGGAAGCCGCAATGGTGTTGGTGTTCGGGACCTCAGTGGTCTTGGACGCGGTGAGGTTGGTGAACGCACGCTTCAGGGTCGTGCCGAGGATACAGTCATAGTCACGGAACACGCCCGTGTTGCTGTAGATGGCGGTGAGAACGTTCTGCACCGTGCTCTCAGCGAAGTTCGCGGAAGTCACGCTGGAGATGGCGTTCGTGGCAGCCGAACCCGGGGTCACGCCACCCGCAGGAGCGAATGCAGAACCGGAGGCAAGAGCGCCGATGTTGGAGCTGTTGGTTCCGAGCAGCCAATTACCAAGCGAGCTAGTCTGGTAGGCATTGCTGGAACCGTTGTCCTGCTGCGCCAGTTGATTGGTGCAGAGGAAGGTGCTCTCCATGTCGCGCTTGATCTCGACGAGGAGCTTGGAAACCGCATAAGCAACCTCGCTGGCAGCACCGGCAACGTTGCTGGTCTCGGCGATGAAGCCGGTCCGGCTGTTGCGGCGGAACGCCTGAGCGTAGTTCGTGAGACGAGTACGATTGGCCGACTCGTTGGTGTACGAGGACACGTCCGTGCCGTCGATGACGCCACCAAGCTGAGGCGAGCTGTAGTTGTCCACCTGCCAGCTCATAATGACGTTTCCAAGATCCTTCCCCTTGGGAGCGAGGCTCACAAAGGGACAACTTTTAGCGTCGACGTTAGCGATATAATCGGCCAATTCCTCGCGGACGCCGACCTGATTGTTGATACCAAGATATGCCATGTTATTAGCCCTTTCGGATCAAAGTATGTTGAAGCAACCGTGCCAGCTCGGCAGGACTACCGCTTTGGTTGAAGCTCTTCCTCGCAGCTTTGACAGCCTCTGAATTCTTGTCGGCGGACTTGGCAGGAGCCGCTTTAGGCGCTGCTGGTTGCTTTGGGGCCACCTTCACGGGTGCCTTCTGCACTTTTGCAGCCTTGTCGCGTTCCATTCTCATCTTTCGACCTTCTAGGAAGTCACCGATGGCAATCTGATAGTCCGGGAACGCTGCAAGCTGCGGCATTTGCCTCAGCACCTGCTGCGCTTCCGAGTACGTCGGGTTGCTACGGTCCTTCCACCAAGGATAGGTGGCTTCAGCAACTGGCCTGACCTGTTTGTAGGTGCTCAGAAACTGGTGACGCGTCGGGATGTGAACATCCAGTGCGTCCTCCACACGGCGTCGGATCGCTTTGATCTCGTCCGCCGAGTATTCCTTGCCTCCTACCTCGCAGCCGTCTGCGTTGTCCTCGCACCACCGCTTCAGATCCCGGGCCTTGCGATACTCCTCCGAGAGTTTCGCTTCATCCCAGACATCCGAAAAAGGGTTCTCGGCACTTACAACCGGCTGCGGAACAGATGCCTGTTGCTCAAGTTGTTCCAGCTTCGTCCGCGCATCGTTCAGCTCGCGCTCCAAGGCTTCGGCTTTGGCAGCCGCTTCCTTCTTCTGAGCAACCAGCTTGTTAATACGCTTCTGGACGCCTGCTGGCTCGTCCTCGGCTTCAGATTCTGTCTGCTGCTGGGAGTCTTCCTCCTCAGCGGTGGCCTCCACGGGTGACACCTCCCCGTCCTCAGATGTCTCGGATGTCTGAGCCTCCTCGGCGACCGGCTCATCTGCACTCACAGCGGCTGGTTCCGGTTCCTCGACTGGTTTGTTGTCATCCGACTGGATCAGCCGGGATTCCAACAGTTTCGCCAACGCCGCCGAGTCGAAGGTCAGCGGATTGATTTGTGGTGCCGTGTTTTGGGAGGGTGTCGCTTCCCCGGTTTTTGTTGCTTCCATGCTTTTTAGGCCCTGCAAGTCGGGCTACTGAGACAGCGTTTAACGTTAAACGCAGAAAGTAAAAAAAGAGATGGTCTCCTTTAACGGTAACGTCAACTAGTAATTACTCGGTGGCTTCCAGCTTTAGGCCAAGATCTAGGAGCAGCTCCTTGAGATCATTGGCTCCGGCAGCCCTTCCGCAGTTGTAGGCCCTAGCCTCCGGGGAGAGGTTGGAATTAATTGCTGAAAGCATCTCGTCAGCAATGAATTCACCCATCACCTGACGCAAAGCACGCAGTATCGCCTCATGTTCTCCTACTCCAGAGAACGCCAACTCGATCTGTTCCTTGGTCAGTTTCATTGAGGCTGATTTCCGGGCTGCACTCCGAGGCGTCCAGTCATCGCGTTTTGCTGCTGTTGGACACTGAATTGCAGGTTCTCAAGATACTTTTGCAGGTTTGCTTGGAACAACGGATCCGACTGGGCCTGCTGCTGATATTTCGGGTTCGCCTCCAAGATCTGCTGCGCGAAGTTAAGCCTCGCTTGAGCTGTGGCGTCGTTCTCACGCAGTTTGGGCGGATTCCCTAGGCTCATCAGACCCAACTCATCGTTGGTCTCGTCGAACATCTTCTGGCTCGCAGGTCCAGCCTGCATAATAAGCTCATTCGCCAGCGTCGGATCAATCGCACGCAGCGCCAGACCCACGAGCTTGGTGCGATCCACCACGCCTACGCTGTCCAGCGGCAACACGAGGCTAGAAAGCGCCTTGAGCTTCTCTGTCACAAGGTCGGTCTGCAGCTCGCGCACGTCGAACTTGAGGCTGACATCAAACTCTTGGACGTTGGTGCTCAGAGGAACGTTGCTGCCGGTGATACGAGCCACCTCTTCTGGTCCAGTGTACTGCAGCGTTAGGCTCAGGACCTGCCGGAACGCCTCGGTCCAGCCGTGCAGCCAGTTGTTCACAAGCCTCTGCTGCCGCATCTGAGTGAGCGCAGGAGGCACCTTCTCGGTGGGCCTGCCAAAGTACCTGTCCACCTGCGTCTCGATGGCTGCGATGAGGTTGAACGCCACCGACGGCTCCCGAGCGGGAGGCTGCATGAACGAGATCTCGCCCGGACGCAGCACCGGAATCTGCACCGCAGGCCCAAGACGCAGATTTCCGCCCCTCGTCTTAGGAACTTGGATGGGAGGAATCGTGTTGAGGCTCGTGTAATCGAATATCGAATCACGCTGGGCCTTGATCTCGTTCTGCCACGTCGCGCAGATCTCAGGAACGCCCCGGCTCTCGACGATCTTCCGGTGGATCACCTCGCTACGCCACACAATGAACGGGTACTGGCCGTGCTCGTAGTCGATCAGCTCGAACTTGCCCCAAGAATCTCCTACTTGTGGACAGAATACTGTACAGTAAACGCCCGGGACACCGTCCTCATCGAGCGCCTTCTGGTACGCGTAGACCACCTCAATGAGGTTTGTACGATCCAGCAAGGCATTGTTTGTGAGACCAATCGTATAGGTGTAGTCGCTGAAGTTGCTGAACCGTCCGCGAGTGGCAATCGCCTGCTTGGCCCATTCCTCATCCCACTCGTCCGTCTCCACATGCTGCATCACCTCAATCTCGGTCATGTAGCAGCGGCGGAAAACCACACGCGCGCTCTGGATGTCGGTGGTCTCCGGAGGGAACGCCAGCTCGTCGTATGGAGCCAATGCCGCCACGCTCGGAGCGTTCTTCACGAGCGTCGGGACATAGATCTCGCACTCTCCTTCATCACGCAGATCCTGAACGCATTTCAGAGCCTTGCGCTTCTTTAGATTCGGGAAAGCCGCCATGAGCAGCTCGGCCAACTGATCGGTGGCATCCGGATTGGCCAGAAGATTCGGAAGGTCCGCCAGCACGCTGCCTTGAGGGCTTTGCGCCGCGATCTGCATAAGCTGCTCAACCGTGACGTACTGCTCCTTTTGCCCGATCTCCTGCTGCCAGCTCACATGGCATCCGGCCCAGCCGTAGGTCCACAGGTACTGACTCAGCAGCTCCACCTCACGGGTCATGTCCGTGTAAAGCTTCTGGTTCATAACCCAGTCCATGAGGCTGTGCGCCGTCACCGCGGTGTCCAGATTCCGCACGTTGGTCGGGGCCACTCGCAGCATGCTCCTCCAGAAGGCCGTGGAACACACATCCACCAGTCCGTTCACCACCTCGTCAGCCAGCGGGATCCGCGTATCGGACGCACCATCCCAAGGAAACGCTCCCTTGCCGTTCGGCTGGTTGTCGTTCCACTTCTTTCCATCCTCACTCTGGCCAGCCCAGCGGCAGTACCTCGTGTTCTCAACTCGGTCCACCCGGGATCCGATCCCGTAGTCGGTAGCCGCACGCCTCAGCTCCTCCAAAAGCGCAGACACATCCGGCTCATTGCCGACATGCGCCATCGTATCACCGGGAGTCTTGTAGCTAGTATCGCTCGTCATTTTGCCTTTCAGTAGGTTCCACCACCCCAAGATTGCAAGCCATTCGGCCCAATATGCTCAACCTTGGAAATCAACAACATCCCCAAGCAATCAATCGGGTCCTTAGAAGCACCCTTCTGCCCATCCCGTCCAGTATGCTCGCTCAGGCACCAGATCAGGTTGTGGCAGTCATCCACAATGTAGAGCTTTGGCTCGTTCAACGCCGTCAGCGGCTGGGTGCTGTCATAGCTCAGACTCGAGTTGATGGCAGCGATGCGCTGGTCTACCGGAACTCCGGGCGCAGGCACAAAGGCCATGCCCTCGTCATCCCCGGGTTCGGCTATTAGGTCGATCAATGTCGTCCCACCCTCGTTGCTCAAGGCCGGACTCCCACCAGCCCTCGGGTCAATCAGCCGCATCACAGGCTCACCTCGGCCAAGCTCCTCCTCGATGGAACGGAACAACTGCCGGTACTCGCCAACGCTCCGGCCAGCCTCTAGCGTCTGAGCAGGTCCAGCCTTGCCATCCGATTTCTCACTAGGAAGCGCCCATTCCCCAAAACCAGCGAAATCCGGGAACTCTTTAACGATAACTTTACGTCCATCCTCGTATACCAGCATCCAAAGGCAGAACCAGTTCCTAGATCCAGCCGGGTCGCAGACCATGTAGAGCGTCCCACCATCAGGGATCTTGCTTCGAGGAATGCAATGCGTCTCCGGCCTGAACCGCGCAAAGGCTTTCCCAATGTTATCAGACGCCCAGCCGTAGGCTCTGGTGAGCACCTGCCCCATAGGCGCACCCACCAGTTTGGACTTCATCTCGCTGAACGGGTTGTACGGGTTGTCCTCAGAGAAGAAGAACACAGTGCTCCTATTGTTCTTCTCCAGCCGCATCACCCTCGGAGCCTTACCCACCGGCCAGCCGGGTAGCCCCTGCTTACCATTCAGCAGATCACCTTCCTTCCACTCAGTAATCGCCGCACCCCCGGTGAACTCCCGGTACACACTGGCCACACCCTCCAGCGGCGTCTGAGTGACCAGCAACTTGCCCCTACGCGTAACCAAACGGTATCTCAGCGTATCTACCCAGCTCTGCGGGACCAGCTCATCACACCAGATCAGGTCCGCTTCCCGACCCTCGATGGTGTTCTCCGACTGCGTGTAGTTCAGAAAGTCACAGCGGGAGCCGTTAGGCAGGATGAAGCTACCGTCCGTGAAACCGTTCTTCCGGCTGTAGTTCAGATAGTGGATCTTGCCCTTCTTGGTCTGCCGTAGGGCTATCGGCAGGTAGTGGTAGATCGCTGGCTGCTGCACCGTCACAGACGTGGCATTGCTCGTATGGCAGCACAGCACGTTGCAGTTCTCCTTGGCCAGTAGCGTGTCCACCACTCGCCGCGCCGCCCACAACGTCTTGCCAGCACGGTTACCACCGGAGATCAGCAACTCACTACACTCGCCCCACACCCGATTCGCCAGCTCCCAATGGTCAGGTACGAATCCGTAGGTGTAGGGGTCAGCCTTCTCCAGAAGCACTAGCTGGGTACGCTTGTCCCTTAGCTCCAATGCCCTCGGATGCTGTGCGCTAACCTTCGGGATAACCGGATGCTCCGGCTGGCTGTTGGTCCACTCGATCTGGTGCTTCTCGCTACAGAACCGACCAGTCTCACGGTCCGGGGTAAACGACCGGGAGCAGATCAGGCAAGGGCGAGGGGAGAACTTGGACTGCTTCAGGAGCTGGGTTGGGGATATTTTTTCTTTCAGGGAATGCGTCACCGTTGACCGCCTGCCGGAACCCTCGACCCCCTCCCCCCCTGCCTCGGTTGCCGCTGGTATGACCGGATCGGAAACGTCACGATGATACTGGCTAATGCTTGGCATCAGATCCTTTCAACTAAATATAATACCTATTGTGCACTGCGCTTAGGAGGCGTCCGGCATGACCTCAGCGTTGGTTTCGACGTCGACTGTCGGGCCACCTTGCTTGGTGCCCAGCTCCTTCATCAGGTCTCGGTGGGTCGTCGTTACCGTTAAAGATGCGTGAATACTGGTGGGTTGGCCCTTTGTGACCGCCAACTTGTCCGTGAGGATGGCAATAGACACGGGCACTGTCCTACTATCAATCTCATCCATCCCGTTCTCTGCCAAGCGTTTAGTGCCCTTCCAGATGGCTATTTCCATGAAGGAAATGACATCTGATCGCCAACCTTCCTCCGTGGTGGGGTAATCCTGTGGAACCTTAACGCCACGAATGAGTTTGAACGCTGTGTGTTCTGTGAGCTGGGTATCGGCTGCTATGGTGGCCAGAGGCTTGTTCTCTAGGATACCTGCCACGATCAGGTCGGCCTTGTCTTGGGTTAGCTTGTCGTTGTGGTGCTGATCTGGGTGATGGGAGAAGGTATAGCCTCGCTCTTGGCAGAGCGCCTTGATGCGTTCCCGTTCCTCTTCAGGGACTCTTGGATCGTCCTTGAGCGCCCAAGTGATGCGATTGCGGTGTGTACCAAGCTCCTTGGCTAGGGAGTTCAAGGAAACGTCTTTGCCGAGGTTCTTGGTGGGTTTAGCCATACCCTACAGCTTGAAGTTAAAGTCTCCCCAGTGCCTGAGGGGTTCTTGTGGGGTATATATTAGTTGCGGCATACCGGCTAGGGTTAGCCTAGCCGAGGCGGCATAGTCCTCGGATAGGTATTCCTTGCCCTTGTCGCACTCCATGACGAAGGGCATCCAGAGTGTGGGGAAGTGACCGGCCATCTCATCGTTGCACCATTGGATGCGGTAGGGTTCCGGCATCTCGGTGGTCTCAAGTAGCCGGATGGCCTTGATAAGGGCTTCTCTGGGTATGGCTACGGCACCAGAGGCGAAGAACATGATGGGCTTGAGGCTGGGATCATCTTCTAGGGGCTGGATATCCCCGGGCTTTGGCCTGTGGGCTGGCCGTGGCGGTAGTGCTCGGCAGGAGTAGGGCATGCACACCGCAGCTTGGTGCTTGTACGCATGGTCTGCCATTGCCATAAGATCCTTATGCTCAAATTGGATGTCATGGTCTAACTGAATCCAAACATCCTTGTCATCATCGAGGAAGAACTTGGTAGCTCTGCAACGTGACCTGCTAATTAGCGCATCCTCTCTGATTGTACGCAAAGCAGCATAACGCGTACGTTGCGCAAAGTAATTAGCCAGATCTATCCAAGAGGTTAATACCGCCGAATGCATATCACCATAGGCATAGCAGGTAACATGCACTGAGGGTGGTTTATCAATTATCTCCACTGATTTGATATTACTCATAGTATATCACCTAAGTATAGCGTCTAGTTGTGGTTTGGTCATGTGCTTGATCTCGGTGAACCCCTTGCGTAGGGAGTCAAAGATCGGGTCATTGTCCGAGGTGGAGAACTGTCTAGCCACTTGGTCCGGGGTGGAACTACCGGAACGCAGGGTTCGGATGATCCATTCCCTGTTGCTGGGCGGGATCATGGATGCTGCGTACTTGGCGTGCTCAAAGAATGCCATTTGCTGGAGCGGAAAGGCCCCTTGGAGGCGTTTTGATACTCGGTTGGTATCTCGGCACCACCAAGGGGCTGTTGAGGGCTTAGAACAGGTCGTCCGGTACTCGGGTGTCCTGCTGGGGCTGGGTGGTCTTGGGCTGGGCAGACTTCAGGTACTTCCATGACCCGATGATGGGTCCGCGTTCGCCACGATCACGGGCTTCCTTGGAGACCGATTGGGTAACGAAGCCATCGTTGCCGTATTTGTCCGGTCCGGATTTGCTTTCGAGGATGGCAATCTCAAGGAACTTCCCGGTCTTGCCCTCGTAGAGATACTGCTTATCCACTTTGCTGACGTTAATATTACAACGGATCATATGTGTTACTGTTTGGTTTATGTTTTACTGCTCCTGCAATAGCGCAGGTTCAAATCTGCAATAGGCTCCATCATACCAAAGAGTGACAAATCCGCATTCGCCATCTCTTTGTTTTGCTATTGCTAAAGTAGCTTCTCCTTTTGCTTCTGTTCTCTCTCGGTCTAGGAGCATGACCGTGTCTGCGTCGCGTTCGATCTGTCCTGAGTCTGCTAGGTCACTGAGTTTGGGCTTACGTCCCTTCTCCTTTTCGGATTCCCGATTGAGCTGGGCAAGGCAGAGCATGGCAGTGTTTGTGGCCACTGCACAAGCCTTCAGAGCACCGGAGACTTCGGCAACCTCGTAGGTGCGTTTCTCGTACTTGCCCGAAGGTCTGACCTTTTGCAGGTAATCCAAGATCACCAGCTTCACTCCGTGCTTGCGTGCTGCTCTGCGAATTGCCGCCACGATGACGCCTGTCTTGGCATTGGCGGATAGGTCGAGGAAGTGCAGAGGCTTTGAGGCAATGACCTTGATGGCCTCCGACATCCTGCCCATGTGCGTATCGGAGAGTTCCCCGGTCTTGATGGCCTGCATTGGTACGTTGGCTACGGCTGAGACCAAGCGGCGCATCAGGGCCTGCTCGGACATCTCACAGGAAACGAACAAGGTCGGTACATTGCCTTCGATGCAGGCGCTCTTGGCGATGCTGATGGCTATGGCTGTCTTGCCGATGCTTGGACGTGCTGCGATCAGGGTCATCTCGCCTAGTTGGATCCCATCGGTCATGGAGTCGAGCCTTGGGATCCCAGAGGTGACACCGGAGAGCTGACCCTTGCGTTTCCAGCGTTCCTCGGTGGCTGCTATGAACGAGGTGACAACGTCTTTTGAGGACGTGGACTGTGGCGTGTGCTCACGCTCAAAGGTGATGCCAGACTCAAGCTGTGCTATGGCCTGATCCAATGGAACCGCTGAGTCCGAGGTGTCGGACAAGAGCCGGTTGGCTGCATCTCGCAGCCTGCGGCGTTGGTAGGCTTCGACTATGCCTGTGACGTAGTACGGCAGGTTGGCTTCCGATGGACAGGCCGACATCGCCTCGGTCCACAGCATGATCGGCATGGCTTGGGAGCCTTTGGTTGCCTTCCAAGCTCTGGAAAGGTTCTCAATCGAAGCCGACTTGTTCTCTCGGACCAGCCCAGAGATGACGCCCAGCGTCTCCTTGATGTCGTCGGTGATGACCATCTCCGATGTCACCTGCGCCACTGCTTCGGCAGCAGTGTCTAGGTTCCCCATCAGGCATGCGCCGATCAGTCCAAGCTCATCCTTCGACGCAAAATAGGCTTCGGAAGGTTCAGGCTGAACCGTATCCGAAAGGATTTCATCGAGGTTCATTAAATCCAATCCTTTAGGTCGAGCTTGGGTTTCTCACCGTTGGCAACAACAACCTTCGGCAGATCCTTTGGCGGGAAGATCCCAGACCAGCCGTTGGCCATCGAGGTTTCTACCGCAAGCGGGAAGGTCGCCGGGGTAAACTCACGAGACCACTTTGTTACGGCTGCTCGTAGCCCGGTGGCTTTGTAGCCCTCCTTGCGCTCCTTCTTGTACTCAAGCCAGAGCTTCACTGCCTCAAGGCAGTTCTGCGTCTGCATGCTCTCAGGCAACTCCACATCGAAGGCAACAAGCCAAGGCGACTTATCTTGTTCCTTTCCTTGTTCCCTTCCCTTCCCTTCCTTATGGCACGCGTCATCCACGCGTGGGTCACGCGTGAGGCACGCGTCGGTCACGCGTGAAATATCAGCAGAAACACCAATGATTTCAATGTTTTCACCTGTAGGTTCAGGGATGTCAGATGCCTTCTCCTTGTTGTTTATCACCTGATGCCGAAGGAACCCCGGAATGTGTCCAAAAACACGCGTGCCTGACGCGTACTTCACGAGAAAGCCACGCGTGGTCAACGCGTGAAGCACGCGTGAAAAGTCCACATCGTCGTAGGGTAGAATCTGGATCCCAAGCCTCCTTGGTTCCCACCTGAAACGACCCTCCCGATCTGCGGCGCACCAGAGTCCGGCGAACGCCACTCGCAACGGCATCCCTTCCTCGATCTCTGCTTGATAGAGTCCCTCGTGGAGGAAGAACTCAGGCTTTATGCTTCTGATTCTCATTGGTTGTTCAGTGTTTGCCATGCCTTTCGAACCACTGCTGGAACTTGTCCGTTTCCAATGCATTTAAGTCTGTCCACCCGATTGGCCACCCCATCAGCCACTCGACCCAGTTCGGGTTTAGAGCCGCTCGTTCGGTTTGCTGGGTCTCTGGTAAACCAAGCGACGCCATCCTCCGCGCTATCCGGCCTCCCTTGTCCATTTTGGCCAGAGTCTTCCATTTGGTTCCATTGTCCCTTCCTTCCGTTGCAACAGGGGTAGGCCATGATCCAGATCCTATCCCTTCGATGAGGCGCACCGACGTGATGCGCTCCCACAATTCCCCAGACCGCATCATACCCCAGCTTGGCAAGATCACCAAGGACCACGGCAAGTCCTCTGGAAACAAGCAGAGGTGAGTTTTCCACCCAGACGTATCTGGGTCAAACCTCGCCGACAACCCTCGCCATCTGCTTCCAGAGACCCGATCTGTCGGATTCGATTCCAGCACCTTTTCCTGCGGAGCTGATGTCCTGACACGGGAATCCTCCAGAGACGATATCCACCCGTCCAGACCAAGGTCGCCCGTCGAATGTCGTGATGTCATCCCAGATTGGGAACGGCCTGAGTGATCGGTCGTTTTGTCGATTGATAAGGACGTATCTGGCGTACTTGTTGATCTCGACGGCGCACACGCACCGCCATCCAAGCAAGTGACCGCCGAGAATTCCTCCTCCAGCGCCTGCGAAAAGTGCCAACTCATTCATTTACTCCAACAAAAACCCCAGTCCAGCCAACAACGTTGACACAGGCGCACCGTGGAACCCATTGGGAACCACTTACCTTCGTTGCTGGCTGGACTGGGGGCTTTGGATGTCATTGTGCGCGGGGTGTCAAACCCGGTTCCTCAAGCGAGGAACGACTTACTGCTAAACCTTACCTCAAAGACTGTCCACTACCTTCTCGCCAAACTAGCGATCTGTGCGGAGGTGAGCTGGAATTTGGGTGGCTTGATCCAGCCTCGGAGTATTCCGATCTGCACCAATTGCGGAGCCTGCATGAGCAGATCCTTTATCTCCTCATTGGATAGCTGCTTAGGCTCCGGCAGACCCATCAGGAGCCTTCGCTTCTCTTCGTTTCTCGATAGTGCCATGTTGGGAAGACTCCTCTCTGATCGGTTTCTATGCGGAAGATTCTGCGTTCCAGAACACCAGCTTCCAATCCTGATTTGATTAGCTTGCCGGTGTGACTGGATGATTTTCTAAAGCTCTTGGACAATTCCACCGCAGTAAACCAGCCCGGTGGAACGTCCTCTGCCTTACCGGAGATGGCCTCCTTGAGCTTCCTCAGAAGCTCGGAAGATGCCATTTCGTTTCGTTTTGCGGCCATTGGTGTAGATATAGGTGTGCTGATGTATCGTTGTACTCCCCAAAGACTATGCCGTGGCTCCATGCCAACGTGGACCGTCGTCGGTGGGCATATTCCATCGCGGGTAGATCCGCCAGCGTACCCGGGGAGAATGCCACCGGGTTGTCTCCGCGTCGTCCGTAAGCGATCCCGGCTCGGTGAGCATGTGCGACCACGCAGTTGCCCCATGTTTCTGCGCTATCTCTGAGGAAGTTTTCCCCGTAGAGCACCCCGTGGCCCCACTTGAATCCTCCAAGCGTGTACCAAGAGTCTGGAAGCACTGAGTGGTGCTCGATGAAGGTGTGGCAGTGCTTTTTGATGGGTTGGAGCATTCGTTCCCAGACCGCCTCGGCGAATCCACGGATGACCGCGTTGTGGTGCCGCAGGTATTGCTTGGCTCGCTCATCGTGGTTGCCGATCGTGAAGACTGTTGGTCTGAGATCATTGAGGAACTTTGCGCCTTGCCCGATGTCGTCGAGGTAGTCGTCCGCAGCGTCAGCTTGGTTAGGGTTGCCTAACGACCCAGCGCGTAGAGCTGCCAGATCGTAGGCATCACCTAGGTGAATCACCTCATGCGGCTTGTAGGCATCCCTGAATTTAAGCACTGCTTCCAGTGCCTTTTTGTTGGCTCTGGACCCGTGCGAACAACCAATGGCCATGACACGTTTCCGGCCTCTGCTGACATGCATGTGGCCATTACAACCACATCCAATGCCGTATTTGCTAGTGTTTTGGCCTATTCTCGCGAGTGACAGTCTGCAATTTCGGAGCAGACATAGCCGTAGATCTCACCCAGAGCGTCACCAACGCTCTCGTAGTTGTGACCGTACTTGTGCTTGGACCTGAGCATCTCGCGGATGTTCTCCAGAGCCGCTCGATAATACGCTCCATGGATGGCGTTTTGGAACTCTTCGTTATCTTGGATGAGATTGAACTCTAGTGTAGCTTTCATGGTTCCTTCCTGTCGATGAACTGCGCCAGACGTGCTGGCTGATATGATGGTGACTTGATGACCTTCCCGGCCTTGTTACGCGCCACCCATCGGTCATCGCATGGGGTGAATGTTAATAGGTCAGAATACTTCTCGTGGCTTAGTTTTTCATCGTTGGTCCAGAACTTGGACATGTTGGAGTTGTGAACCTCAATGAACGCACCGTCGATTGTGATCCGAGTGAAGCCAGCCGCTAGTCCAGCGCCGTAGACCACATAGAGTAGGTCAACCACCGCATCTAGGTAGTCTGTGAGATTCTCAGAAGACCCAAGTTCCAGAGCTTCCTCAATGACCAGCTCCATCCTGAGTTTGACAGTCTCAAAGTCCGGCAGCGTTTGCTGCTCTGGTATCTGTTGTCCGAACGCCTCCATGAAACGTCGGACCAAGTTGTGTTTGTTGATATGACTCATTGTTTTATAACCCTTACCGAATCTCCTTCTGGAATGATGATCGCCGCTCTGATGACGCAGTGATTGGTCAGCAGCACCGGCTTTTCGTAAAGCGCAGACGTGGCCAATGGCTCTTTGCCATCGAGCGTGTACCTAATCGGAACCGCACCGAGTGGCGATGACAGTCTCAGTGTTGCAGGCAGCCTCATGCTGATCCGATCACCGATCACGTCGCGGCCATTGATGCTGACCCTGACGTTGCGCTGGAACCGTACCTTGAACAGCGCAGAGCTTCCGCTGGTGCTGATGACTCGGTAGGTCCCAGCGTCACCCTCCTGAGCTTGTGGCACTTCATACAAGCGATTGGTGGCTCCGGGTATGGCGTTGGTTCCTAGGTACCATTGGTAGTCCTCAGCGATCACCGGAGCCTCTAAGCGCAACGGCAGGTTCTCGATTGCGACCTGAGCCGATGCGGAGAACACAATCGAACTAACGAGTAAACCTCGGATGTTCACGGCTTGGCCTCCTTGGCTTTGGTCCAAAACTCCTGACCAACACGTTCTGACCATGGAAACATTTGATCCCCAGCCTCCTCCAACCGCTTGATGCGCTCATTCGCTGCGTTGAGTTCGCGTTCGAGTTGTTCAGCAAAACACGCTCGAACGATTCCAGTCTCTGCCCACGCTGTCTGTTCTTTCGTCCTCGGCGTGTCACTCATGGCTTGGCCTCCACAATCCGCAGCATCTCGGCCGATGACTTGCCGTCTGGGGTGGACTCAAAGTCCAAAGACTTCAGGCGTTTTCTTAAGTCAATCAACTCGGTTTCTAAAAAACTCACATACAAGTGAATGTTCCCCATGTCCTCATGCAGTTGATTTAATTCACCTTTCAGAAGTTTGTTCTCATTTGAATAGCATTGCGTACCACGACCAAATGCATTGTTTGTTTCTCCGTAATAAGATCCACACTTGAACCAAATCATTTCGTCGTGTTTGCGTGCATATCCAGCATCGCAGTATTTGCATTGTTCCATAATTTAATAGTCCTCCCGTTGTGAAAGTTTAATCCAGTTCTCTTTAATAGTGTGTGCTGGATCCGCGTAGCTTTCAGGATGTACCCACTGAGCCATTGCGTCTCCAGTTGATTGAAGCTCCTCGATGTAATCTTTCAGCTCTTGGATGCGATCTTCCAACTGCATCGCAAAGTCGGAGCTAACCATCCACTCGCCTTTGACGTTGATCTCTCGTGCTCTGATTCGTTCGCTCATTTGGATTCCTTTGTAAGCAACAACTTCAGTTTCTTATTTTCCTTCTTCATCTTACCAAGCTCTCTTCCGAGCATTGACAGTTTACCGTGGTATTTACATATCTGTGCGTTAAAAGCCTTGTATTCGTTATTAAGTCTTCTGACCTCATCCTCTATGTGTGCAGCATGGTCAGTTTCAATCACCCACTTACCGTCAGCGGTTTGAAATTCGCGAAGAAACAGAGTTGATTGAGCGCGTTTCTCAAAAATCATTTGGCCCTCCTGTATCTGTCGATGGTGGACGTTGACACGCCTGTAGCTTCTGCTGCTTCTTTCAGTGTCATCCCTTCGGTGCGCTTGATCTGCTCCGCAACGTAGCGCGGGATGCGTGGCCTGCCGGGCTTGCCACGGTTTGGTGGTGTCTTGATAGCCTCCAGCTCCTGCTCCATCAGGCGAGCCTCGTTGATAAGTGATGCCATCGGCAACTCGATGCCGAACAGGCGGAAGGTGTGGTGGTTTGTGCGAGGGGTACTCATTGGTTGATTCCGATTAGGTATCCTAGGGTCAGAAACGCGCAGGCTCCGAACAGAAGCAGCGCAAAGTGTAGGTAACGGTTCATTTCTTCTTACCTTTCGGTGTAGCTCGGTTGCGCTTGAAGGACATCTTGGATCGCGCCTCAAAGGCTCGCAGCTCGTCCGCAAATGCTGGGTCGGTAAGGCCACGGCGTTGCAGCCATGCCTTGTACTTGGCGTTCATATACTCCGCCGAGATCATGGTGTCCGGCGGCAGGGTGTCGGTGACTTGGATGCTTGGGATCTTTTTCATGGTCTGTGCAAAAAATGTAGGTGATGTCCACCCCTCAGAAGTCGAGGCCGCTGATAGACTTAACGTTTTTCTTCCAGTTGCGGTTGCCAACGGGATCCGCCGACTTGGGGCAGTAGCGGTCAGCGAGGAAGTCGAGGAACTTGCCGGGTTTGCCGGCGGCCTGCCAGCGACGGTGGTTGTTGCGGATCGTGTTCAAGCAGACCTTGCGAGCTTCGGTGGTGTTTTTGACTTTGACCGACAGGATGCCGTAGGGAGCTTTAGCCTTGGCACCACCCTCCACACGATAGATGACGTCAGCGATGCGGTTGGCGTCGAGAGCGAGAGCGTTTGAGGCGAGGACGACAAACAATACGAGATACTTGGTAAGATACATGTGAGTTACTGGTTAAGTTACTTGGTTTGGTTACTTGCTACGGGGAACAGTTAACCACAGGTCCATCATGTCGTCTACAGAAATCTACAGAAATCTTTGAGCACGATTCCGATCAATGTTTGCAGGCGTTTGCTGCGTGTCAGGCCCGGCGGAACTTGGCCTCGAACTCAGATGTTCTTCGGACGTACAGCTTTCCGTTTCGCTCGTAGACCGTGGCCTTCTCCCTGATCTCCCCTGCTCGGAATTCCGCGTTTCCCAGCCTTGTGACGCTGGTTTCCGGCTTCGCCTTGCACACCCATAGCTCTTGGTTCGCGTTCATCTAGTCGGTCGAGTAAGAATCCAATCGTGTCTTTGAGCCTCTCGTTTTCAGAAGCCAACGTGTTGACCATCGAGGTCAGTTGGTCAATTCGAGCGGCAGTGTCCACCAGTGGACTCTAGAGGGAAACATCCCCGGCACCAGCCCTATGCAAGCTGTTAGGTCTACCTAGGAGGGGGAGTACCATGCCGGGGATCGGCTGCCACTCAGCAGCCTAAAACGTACGCGTGGTCAGGTATGCGCGTCCCACCGATCTACAACCTATGCTACACATCGTCCCCCACCCAAACCAAAGCGGAGGACAAGAACTGCATCTGCCGTGGCAAGCGTCACGTCAAGCGTCGGATACAATTCTTCTGCCTTGGCCTTCAGCTTACGCTTCCATTCCGCTTGAGACTTACAGGACCGTCGACCACCCAGACCCAATGGTTCCTGCCACGCCTTTGGTTGCACTCTGTGCAGGCTGTAGCCCAGCGCCACGGCTGCGCCTTCGACCCTGCCAACGTTCTGGAACAGCACTGCGGTCGTGGAGCTTGGGATGTTCTTGCCTGTGAACTTGGGGACCTCCTCGATCCACAGCTCCGCATCAGCCACCTTATGCGTCCGCAGTATGCCTACGATCCCCGGCACGCTGTCAGGCATGGACCAGAGCGTGATGACCCCACCAGCGTCACGGATAGCCAGACCACCAGAGACGCCGGGATCCACAGCAACGATGGTCCTCATACTTTGGCCAGATAGGTGGACGCAGGCTTGTGCCGGATCAGGCCAGACAGCCGCTCGGTGACACGATTCTCAGCCTCCTTTCGTGTCAGACCCAGCTTCTGGTACTCAGCGATCAAACTGGTGATCGAGAGTTTGCAGGCATTGATGAATGCCTCGGAAGCCAGCCCTGAGCGGCTGAACGCCTCGTTGATGTCCTCCGGCGCTATCTCTCGACTGCCAGCGCGTGTCTTGAGCGCGTAGCCGGGGATCTCCAACCCGTCCTTCGCGGCCTGAGCGCAGTATTGCTTCACCTCTGCCGCCCAGTCAGCGGCTAGACTAGCTAGATTAAGTGCCTTTGCCAGCGACTCCGGGGAGGTGACAGACAAGTCCTCGACCCGGGCCAGCTCGTAGGCGTCAGCAACCTTGTTGACCTCCTTGAGCCTAACTTTGCAGTAGGCCGAGTGTTTGCACCAGCCGCAGTAGTCAGAGACACGGCAGACCGTGGTGGGATCCGCGATCTCATCGAGGATGGGCCAGAGCAACGCCTCGGCCTCAGCACGCGTGATCGTGTAGGACACCGCCTTGAGCCGCTCACCGAAGAGCAGGTGGACCGTGATCTCTGAGTAGGACTCACGCTGCATCAGGCCCAATGCATAGGCGGCCATCTGCTCGCGGTAGTTGCGCTCCACCCACTTCAGATCGAACAGATGAGAACCAGCAATGACATCGGCAGTACCCCGAAGGACAACAGTGTTATCCCTAGCCACTTCAACCGTGGTCTCGGACAGAATCTGAATGCCAACGGGCACCACAGATCGGATATAGTCAAAGGCCCATTGGACGGCCTGTTGTTCTTCAGAGGGAAGTAACGCATAGATGTCCTGCTTGCCTGCCAGCAGCTCGGAGAGAGCTAGGTGACGGTCTGTGCCTGCTTCGGTGGCCTTGGTTGGTCCGCCGGGTTCCCAGCGCGGTGACTTGGCCTGAGCCGGAAGTGCTGATGGTCTGGTGAGGATCATGCGGCCTCCTCTGGCGTATGCTTACGGACCGCATCAAGGAAGGCGTCCGGCTTGCCCAAGATCTTGGAGCAACGCGCTTCGGACAGGTCACGGATCGTCTCACCAGCAGCGATCCACTTCTTGGCCACGAGGAAGTCTCGGCCTTGGCCCAGCACGTCATTCTCAGCAAGCAGTTTGACCACCTGAGCCTGCAACGTCAGCCCCGGCTCGGTGTCCTCCTGAGGAGGAGTGGACACGATCTCAACCTCGACCGGAGACGGTGCAGGCTGCGGAGCGATGACCTGCGCCGAAGGCTTCTGGTCGAAGTCCGCGATCTCCTCAGGCGTGTAGCTGCCAGTGCAGACCTCCGGGGCCAGCATACGAACCGCCTTGGAGATCAGCCTCGCACGCATCATCTCCGCCGGGAACTTGGCCCAGCCGGAACCGCTACGCGCAGGCAGGAACCCCGCAGCCTTCGCATCCTCGGCAGTGTAGGATAGCTCGATGTCGTTGCCGTCGTAGATGAACTGAGCCTTGGCACCAAGCGCGTCGAACTGCTTCCAGATGACCTTGCCTCCCCTTTCCCTGTAGAGGGCCAGCATTGCGTCTGCACGCAGGCTTAGACGGCCTTGAATGACGTGGTAGTGCTTGGCCATCTCCAGCGGTGGCTTGCGTTCCACGAGGCACTGGAGGGCCAGTAGGTTGCCTTGCTCTGGCCGATCCGCTCCGAACATGCCAGAGCGACAAATCCACTCACCCAACTGGGTGGCAGCGGACATTGGGTCCGCGACCTTGTCGTAGGTATGCAGGGCGGATGACTGTGTGTGTAGTGTAGGTAGGTTACTCATTGCAGGATGTAGGTTTGTTGGATTGCCTTCTCGACCAACGCCTTGAGCTTGAACCCGCCATCTCGCGCAAATCCCGCGAGCTTGGCGTGTAGCTTGGAGTCGATCTGCACGGTCTTTAGCGCGACCGGCGTGCGCTTCTTAGCTGTCACGCGGGATGAGATACCACTCAACACTTCACGCGCAACACTTTTCTGTAGGAATCTACGGCTTGAGCTGGTTGATGCGTGTGATCTCCACCGCACCGTACTGCTCTGGAGCGCCTGCAAAGTCGGTGGCAATGCCTAGGCCATCACCAGCCTGCGCTCGTTCCACCTGATAGCGGATCTGGTAGCTGGTCTTCTTCTTCGGACTGACCAGCGCATTGAGATCTGTGACACCCATGACGCCGCCGCTGAAGAAGCTGTTAAGGCCGAAGGCTACCGTGGTCTGGTCCGTGCCGTTCCACAAAGCCAGCCGCGTCGCAAGCGTGTGATGGAAGGTGAACACCGCCTTGATCTTGTACTTGCCCGGCTCAAGCGTGAACGTGTTCCCAGCCAGCATCTCCACCGTCTCGCCCTCGTCCCAGGTGACCTCGTTGATCGGTCTCGGTGTCCAGTCCACGACCGTCTGATCCGCAGTGTACGACGTCTGGTCGGCGGTGATCGTCGTCATGTCCGCCGTAATCGCCATCGTGGCTGATCCGCCGTCCTCCCCTGTGGGGAGCTCCATGTTGAGGATGGCGTTGCGAACCAAGAGCCCATCGACGTCGGCCCTGAGTTTGTTGAGCAACGCGTTCGACGTCTTTGGATCGTAGGCCATTGGTCAGCGGAGTTTGCGTTGAATCATGCGCTGCGCCTCGTCGTTGCTCGAAGCGATGCCTAGCAGACCACCTGTCGGGCTGTATACGCGGACTCGTCCCTTGGTCTTCCCGGGCAGTATGCGATAGCCGCTCATGGAGTAGGCACCGGGGATGGAGGGGTCGGGAACCGGAGCGGGCATGTACTTTTGAGCCTCAATCATCGAGTATTTCCGGCCAACAGACTTCGGAGCAAACGGCTCGACCGCTACCACATCAGTGAGTTCGTAGCCATACTTCAAGCCTCCCTTTTTTATGTCGTAAGGTGACCCGGCAGAAACTTGATGACGGCCTTCATCTCTGCGGAACTCAGATTCGTTTTGGTAGACAATTGGCTGCTTTGCGACGGTGGCGTATCCGACAACTTTCGTGTCTCCAGTTCCTGTTCTGGTGATTCCGATGCGTTGGCCCAACACTCCTTGCAATGCGTTGTTCAACGTATCTCGCGTCTCAATTGTCTTTTCTCCACGCAGTATCTGACCAGTGAAGTCTTGAGATGAGTCGTTGATGTTTACCGACCGAGTGACTTCACGATCGGACGGCATGAGCCTGGCGCCTGCTATCTCTGCCGACTGGGGCTGAACGACCGCTGCTGAAACATCTCCGCCAGAAGCTGGAAGTCCTGGGGTCCCGGGCTCCATTCCTTCGTTGGGAGCTGGCCCACTAGGTACCTGTCTTGCTTCGAGGACAGCCCGCCTGCGGTCCAATTCATTGCGACGGCTAGTTCGGCCATTGTCCGAGGGCGTTGCGGAGCTGTATTCTTCGATTCCATAGACAGTTGTGGATACCCACCCGGGTTGCTTGTAGCTGACGTTCTCAATCTGATCGAGCGAGAGAGCAGCGTTTCTCGTCTTGTTCATCCATTCGGTCGCGAAGTCAATGGATTTGTCCGGATCAAGGTGCTCGATCGTGTCGAATCTGGCTGAAATCTCAGGGATGTACTGAGCTCTGATTCCGATGACCTTGCCCCTGGTATCCTTGGCGATCGTGAATCCGTCGATGCCGTTGGAACGGAACGCTTGAACGACTGCCTGGACGTCTTCAGGTGAAGCTGCCTTCTTGAACCCGATCTCGACCATTGGCCTTGCGTTTGGATGGTTTTGGTCGACCACCTTCGAGACGAATACATCGTTCTGTTTGCGTCCCTGTTCCGATGCAATCCGAATGATCTCTGCGACCTGGCTTGAGATGTCCTGTGAACTTCCGTCTGGCTTGCGTTGAACCGAGAACTCCACGTCAAACGAGGGCTCGATGTAGTCTCCGTACATGCCATCGGAGTGCGTGACTCTGGAGCTAGTCATCCCGGGGATCTTGGCAATCGAGTTCCTAAGTGCCATCCGCTCCTTCTCCTGGATTTCTGGGCTGTACTGTTCCGGAGTCGTGAAGGTGGTCACACCGGCCTGATAGCGATCCAGCGCCAGCTTACTTGCTTCCTTGTCGAAGCTGGATTTCTCAGCTCCGACCGTGGACGTCCATCCGTTCTTCTCCCAGACGTCCTTCTCCATGAACCACATCAGGGCCTGGAGATCGTCTGCGTTCATTCCCAGTCGTTTCGCGACCGTGTCGTAGACGTCCTGGGCGAAGAAGAAGTCCGGATCAGTGACGCCAGATTCTTGTTCTGGAAGGATGCGCCATCGCTTTGCTTTGC